ATGAATCGATGGACACCCGTGTTGGTGACGGCGGCGATGCTGCTTGCGTACTCGGCTGGTCGGGCCGGTGGCGACGACAAGCGGACGGACGTGGTGCGGACGATGAGTACGGAACGGCTCGAAATCGTCGACTCGAAAGGGAATAATCGGATTTTGATGACCATGATCGGTGATGCGCCATTCATGGCGTTTCTCGGTGAGGACGGTCTGCCGCAGTTGACCGTCGATGCAACTGGCGGAGGATGTGCCTTGCGTGCGTATGAACAGGGTAAGCTGCGGTTGGCCTTGGGCTTAAATGATGGCGACGCCGCGCTCGCATTGATGAACGACAAGGAACTCGCGCGAACGATTGTCAGCGACGTCGGGGTTTCGATTCGTGACGAACAAGGACGACAGCGGATTGCAATAGCAGCCGCGCCAGCAATGACCTCGATGATGATCGTCGATGAAGACGGCAAGATCACTTGGCGCGCGCAGTGAATGCCTCTTCGGATACCAATGTGAAAAAGATTCTTGACACGCCTGGCCGCCCAGCGCAGAATCCCGGCGATTAAAAAATTACAAGGGCGAGTAGTACCGCCCCGAGACAACGAAACAACCTGAGCTTCCGGCATTCAATCGAACGCCGGGCCTGATTTGCCTTCGCAACCCGTGGGGACATCAGGCTCGGCGTTCGTTTTGCGCGAAGGATCGCGTTGCGAATGCTACGGACGGCAAGCAGAATAGAGACTAGAGACTGGAGACTGGAGACTGGATCGGTTTCCAGGTTTCGGAATTCCCTTTCTTCGCGCGGCGGTGATCGCGCCAACGGCGCCGCCGCGCCCCAAAACCATACCGGCTTGCGAAACCTTTCGGCGACGGTGGTCCGCAATAGCGGACCCTACGCGCGAGCGCTTGGCGTTCGTCGGGGCATGGATGCGCCGGCGGGCGCTGTTTTGCAACCTCCCATTGGCCCCACACCCGCCGCGCCACGGGTGACCGGCGCGGCGGCGGGGTCGGGGTTCACCAATACCTTTTTTCACATGACGTTTGGGCGGTCTACGGGCCGTCCGGTGCGCGACGGTCGGCGGTGCATGCCCGGCGTCCGTCGCGTTGCTTTGGCATCAACGGCGGGCATGGCCCGCCCTACACATACGATCAGTGCCACGGCGTGGCACTTTGCGAAAATACCTTGTTTTACAGGAGAAATGATATGATTCGGATTCGTCAGATGAGTGTCAAGTGTGTGTCACTTTTGGGTTGGTGGGCATTGCCCACCCTACTCGTCGGGTGCATCGTGGGGTGCGCGCAATCGACGGATTCCCGGTTCGATGTGCCGCCCGAGCAGCGGGTGGTGACGCCGACCACCGGGGGCGAACAGGCCAGCCAGGGCAGCGACGTGGATGTGTTCGTGACCAACGCGCCACGAGGCAGCACCATCCCCGGCGCCGGCGGGTTCGACGCGGGGATCGCGTTCGGGTCCATCGGCCAATACCCCGCCGATGTGGCCGGGTTCGGCGGCGATGGGCAACCCTTCGATCGCGGACAGGCCGGCTATCTGCAAATCACCCACCTGACGGTCAATACAGGACCCACCACGCCCAGCGGGGCGACGGTGACGGGCAGCGGAACCGGCACGCAAACGGCCAGCGCCACGGGCACGCAAACGCCGACGCAAACCATCACGCCGGAAGTGTCCGCCGCCGCGCCGATCGGACTGGCGGCGCCCGGGGGGCTGGTGGATCAGAACGCGACGGCGACCGGAAGAGGCACGTCGGACGTGGCGAAAACCAGCACGAACTCGATGACGGTGGCGCAACTGGCGGATTTGGCTCAGACCAATCCGGGGCTCGCCAAGTCGATTTTTGAGCAGATGTTTGGGACGAATACCGGACCGGATGCTGGCGCAACCGGCTCTGATTCGGGTGACGTGGGGGCGATTACGCCGGACGAATAGAGACTGGAGACTGGAAACTGGAGCCGCTCCCTTACGGTCGCGGTTCGGATCAGAGGTGACGACATGGCTCGGGTGGTCAACGCGGAACGCAGCACGATCGTTGGAACGGCTGAGCAAATCCAGCATCTGCTGGCGCGGCTCGCCGGACGCGGGGCCGCGGTGGTCAACCTCGATGGATCGAACTTCGTGGTGCTGGATAAACCGATCAGCGACAAGCGATTGGCCGACGCGCTGGCGATCACGCCGACGCGATCGGATGGCAAACGCAGAAGGCAATAGCGGTGAAGATGGTCCCCAGGCTCGCGCCTGGGTCTCGGATTGGCAATGCATGAAAGCGTCGATCGATGGCATTTTGAACGCTTTGGTTTGGTTCGCCTCGCGGCTTAAGAGCCGAAAGGTGCGCACGGCGATCGCGACGGTCATCGCGGCGTTTGTCGCCGACAGTGGATTCGAGGCGGATGAATCCTTAATCGTCACCATCCTGGGCGTGGGCGTGGCGGTGATTTTGGGGACGGCGCTGGAAGATTTCGGGATCAAACGGCGATCTAGTGTGCTTGATCGATCGGCGCAACAGGCGATGCAGAGCACCGCTGGCACAGCGGTGGCACACGGTGGAAACGGGTCTTCGGAGGCGGAACGGAATTGAGGAGCACTGCCGTCACGGCAGTGGCACAGGCGTGGAAAACTTTTGGTTTGGCAATCCGGAAGGCTTGAGCGAACGGGACGAATCGGTCTATGCGCTGCTGTGCCGGCACTTCGATGATCGACCGATCAACGCGCGGGAGATCGCGGAAGCTTGCGGGATCGCGCCGAAGTCGGGCGTGGAAATCCGCAAACGGCGGGTGCGCGAATGCATCGAACGCATCCGCGAAAAAGGCGCGCCGATCTGCGCCACGCTGGACGATGGATACTGGCTGGCGGTTGACGGGATGGAGTTTCGCCGATGGTGCGAATGGTCCAAGTCAGGGGCCAGAGGCAAGTTCGCCCGCGCTCGACGCCTGGCCGGGGCGGTGGCCGATCAGGCCGCGGGACAGGGACGATTGTTTGCGGGAGGGTCGGATGGTGTGGATGTGTTTCGGCGGTGAATGAAGAGCACTGCTGATACAACAGTGGCACACGGAGTTCAGAAACTAGAGACTGGAAACTGGAGACTAGAAATTGCAGATTCTAGTTTCTTGTTTCTGACCACTGGAGCCTAGAAGTGACTTTTGCTGAAGCGGTTGAGGCGATGAAGGCGGGGCACTCGGTGCGGCGGGAATGCTGGTCCAATCAGCACATTAACGCATGCACCAGCGTCGACTGCATCGTTGACGCCGGCGGCCACAAAGCCTGCCTGGGCATCGCGGATTTTGAAGCGACCGACTGGCGGCGATGCGATGGGCTGGATCGCGACGCGGCGGACGCGGTGATCGATGTGGCGCATGAGCTTTGGCGGCTTTCGGAAACGATTCAAAACGCGATGGATTCACCGGGGGTGCTCAAGACGGTGACGATTGGTCATCTTACGCAGGCGGCGGTGCGGATCATCGTCGCGGAATGCGAAGGGCTTTCGCTGGTGAATCTGAACTGCATCGCCGTCGGGCGGTTCATGGTGGATGTGAAGTGGGCGGGGGATGGGCCGCGGAAGAGCACTGGCGAACGAGCCGCCAATGGCGCCCAGAGCACTGCTCATAGAGCAGTGGCACACGGGGGTGGAGACTGGAGACTAGAGACTGGAGACTAGAGACTAGAGGCTGGAGCCGCTCCCTTACGGTCGCGGTTCTGTTTCCGACCACTGGAGAATGGAGTCAAGGTTTGAGCGTTGAACACGAGCGTCTGGTGGCGGAAATCGAAAAACTGCGCGGCGCGGTCAACGCCGAAATGGCGGGCATGCGCGGATCGATCGACACGCTGGCCGCGAAGGTCGAAGCATCGCAATCGCGGCATCATCAGGAAATCACCTCGCTGTTCGAGCGGTATGGCGACGTGGAAAAAAGAGTACGAACCGTCGAACAATCGTACGTGCCGCAGTCCGCGTTCGGACCGGTGGCCAATGACGTGAAGAACCTGCAAGTGGATTCGGTGCGGCGCGATGATTTCGTGTCGCTGCGCACGGAATTCGGCGAAATGAAAACGCAGGTGACGCGGCTGGTCGCAGCCGCCGGATTCGTGGTGGCGGCGATCCAATTGGCGGTGAAGTTTTTGTGATTCGAAGAACTTGTCCCCAGGCTTGCGCCCGGGGCTCTGATTGGGAATGCGATGGGTGACGCGACGATTGACAAACGACTGCGGGAATTGAGCGAACAGCATGAACGCACGCTGGTCGATCTCAAGCGGCATATGACCGAGTTGATCTACGAGCTGATGCAGTGCGACAACGCCAAGAAGCTCAGGGACATCAGCGAGACGGATATCGAAGACATGGCCGGCAAGGTGCTGGGCATCCGGGGATTCAGGCGGACGCTGCTGCAAATCGATCAATCGATTCGGGCGTTGGCGCCGCCGCGGGTTTAAGGACACGTTGGCAGACGCACTGCTGACACAGCAGTGGCACACGGTCTGGAGACTGGAAACTGGAGACTAGAGTGTGGAGACCGGGAATTCTAGTTTCAAGTTTCTGACCACTGGATACTGGATCACGATGAATGGGCGAACGCGGACCACAACCCTGGCACGAGAAGCTTCGAGAGACGGAGCCGGAGGTCTTCGCCAAAATGATGGCGGGGGTTCACAGCGGAGAGTCGCTCAAAGACCTGCACGAACGGCTGGAGCTTGGCGGGTACATTTCGTACTCGCGCTTCTGCCGTTATGTGGATTCGGCCATCCCGCAAGCGGCGGATCGAGCGACGGCGGCGCGGCTGGTCGAGAAAATGCTGCGCGGCGAAACGGATGTGAACGACACCATGCGCTTCGTGATGACGAGCGCGGTGGCGGGCACCATCGCCGATGGGGTCAAGAGCAGCACGCTGGCGGCGCTGATAAAGGAAATCACCCGCACGCAAAAGCTGATGCTCGAATGGCGCAAGGATCAACGGGACAGCGAACTGCACACGATCAAGATGAGACTGGCGGAGGCCAAGGTCAAGATCAATGCGGCGGCCAAAGATGGCGCCGGTGGCAAGAAGGTGGTGGATCTGGAGACGGTGACGCGGCTGCTGATGGATGCGGATATGGGGGCGGAGTTGCCGGCGGCGGGGTAAGTGAATTGAAGAGCACTGCTCACAGAGCAGTGGCACACACGAACGCGGATTTGGACGATGGTCCCCAGGCTTGCGCCTGGGGCTCTGACTGGCGGGCGGATATGACCGAACGGACTCGGGCCAAACGAATCTACTGGCTGGACTACCAGAAGCGGCACATCGCCGATACCGCGCGCTATCTGCTGTACGAGAAATCGCGGCGGGTGGGGTTCGACTGGACCGAAGCGTACAAGCAGTCGATGCTGCGCGGCGGCGGGCAGCGGGATCGCGATCTGTGGTACACGTCCGCTGACGAATCTGCCGCCGCCGAGTTCATCGAATACTGCAAACAGTTCAACGAACGGGCCAGCCACGTCGCCGATTACTTCACCGAAGACATCGAAGACGCCGGCCATCCCAAGGGATCGATCAAGACGTTCTGCGTGCGCTTCGCCAATGGATCGCGGATCAACGCGCTGACCAGCAACCCGCGCCGCATGCGCAGCAAGGGCGGCGATGTGACTATCTCGGAATTCGCCTTCCACGATGATCCGCAAAAGCTCTACGCCGCCGCCCAGCCGGTGATGATGTGGGGCGATCGGATGACCATCGGCTCGACGCACAACGGGGTGGGATCCAAGTTCAATCGCTTCTGCGGCGACGCCCGAGCCTTCGCCGAAGGCCGGACCGAGATCGGCGGGCGGCTGCTGACGCCGTGGAGCCATCACGTGGTGGACATTCACGCCGCGGTCGCCCAGGGCCTGGTGCGGCTGATCAATCTGGAACGGGGCACGTCGTTCGGCGATGATGAATTTCTCAAGCAACTGCGCGCCGGATGCGACACCGAAGATGACTGGCTTCAGGAATACTGCTGCCAACCGAGCACCGAAACCACCGCCTGGCTGCCGTATGATCTGATCTACACCTGCGAAGATGCTTCGTGCCCGCAACCGGGCGAGCCACTCGCGGCGCTGACCGGAGGGCCGGTGTACTACGGCGTGGACGTGGGCCGCAAAAAGGATCTGACGGTCGCGTGGTTCTTCGAGCAGGTGGGCGACGTGCTGGTGACGCGGCGCATCCTGGTTCTTGAAAAGACGCCCATCCCCCAGCAAATCCAAATCATCGCCGGCGCGGCTCGCCAAGCTGGCGCGGCGCGGGGATGCATCGACGCGACGGGCATCGGGCTGGGCGTGGGAGAAGGGTTGCAGGCGCTGCTCGGTCAGTACGCGGTCGAACTGGTGACGTTCACCAACCCGGTCAAGGAAGCGCTGGCGGTGCCGGTTCGATCGCGGTTTGAGGATCGTTCGATCCGCATTCCAGACAACGACCAGATTCGGGAAGGATTGCACAAAGTGCGCAAGACGGTGACCGCGACGGGTGCGATCCGCTTCGACGCGGCGCGGGATGACAGCGGGCACGCGGATGAGTTCTGGGCGGCGGCGCTGGGGATTCACGCGGCGGGAACCAGTTCCGGCGCAGGAGCGATGGTGATCTGATGGCGGGAATCGCGCATACATGGAAACGCTGGACAGGCGCGATCTCCAATGGGATCAAGAGCGCCATTCACACGCTGCGCGATCCGATCCAGGCGTGGCTGCTGGATGACACGTCCAACGCCGGCAAGCACGTGGGCGACGCCTTCAAGAACGCGGTCTACGTGTACGCGGCGATCAGCGGGGTGGCCGAAGCGTGCGCGTCGGTGATGCTGCAAATCCAGGATGAAAATAACGACGCGGTGGATCGGCAAGATGATCCTTCAGTCAAGATTCTGGCCAACCCCAACGCGCTGCAGAGCCGCAAGACCTTCATCGAAGGCACGCTGATCAACCTGCAGCGCGACGGAGCGGTGTTCTGGTATTCACTCGATCCACTGCGCGCGGTGAACCCACTCAAGCGAGCTATCCATATCGCACGCAAACAGAACATGAAACCGATGATCGCCGGCGGGCGACTGGTGGGTTGGAAGTTCACGCCGCGCGGCGCGGTTTCGCCGATCGAACTGCCCATCGAGCAGGTCTGCCGGCTGTATTTTTACGATCCGGACGACGAATTGGGCGGACTGTCGCCGTCGCACGCGGCGCAACTGTCGATCGATCAGTTCGTCTTCGCCAGCCGATACAACGCCAGCGTGTTTCGCAACGGGGCCGATCCAGGCTCCATCTTCGAGATGGAGGGGACGCCGACCGAAGAGCAGCGCGAACAGATCGCCGACGCGATTCGCAAGTGGCACACCGGAACCGAAAACGCGAAGCGCCCCTTCTTCGGCTGGGGCGGTTTGAAGTGGAAGCCGGGCGTGCAGTCGATGAAGGACATGGACTGGCTCGAAGGCAAACGTGACACGCGCAACGAACAACTCGCTGCGTACAAGGTGCCCCAGGTGATCGCGGGGATTCTGGATGACGCATCGCTGAATAATACCCGAGAGCAGGTGCTGCTTTTTTGGGATCATCGCGGCAAGGCGCTCTTGAGCTACGTGGTGGAGTGTTGGAATGGCTTCGTTCAGCGGGCGATCGATCCGAGAAAACACGTCGAACCGATCTGGACCAGCGTCGAAGCGTTGATGGAACGAGCCATCGAAAAGTTTAAAGGCGCGCTGTCGCTTCAAGAGTTCGGCATCCCGCTCAACGTGATCATCGAAGCGATGGACATGCCGTTCCCCACGTTCCCGTGGGGCGATGAACCACTGGTGGCCGCTGGCAAGATCCCCATCACGGTGCTGATGTCCGACGCATCGGGCATGCAGCAGAATGATCGACTGCCCGAAGGGCAGATGCCCGGCGACGAGGGCGACGAACCGGAGGATGGCGATGGCACGATCGAGGCGGCGTTTCGCGCGGTCGAACGAGCCATCGATCACGACGAAAAAACGGCGCGGGAACGAGCCATCCATCGCAACTGGTGGGCGAGCTTCGCGGGGCTGCGAGAATTGGCGACGCTGCAATATCGATCGTTTTTCTTGCGGCAACGCGATGACATGATCGCCCGGCTGGAATCGATCGGGCTGCCCAACGTTGAACGTGGTGGAAAAGAGCACTGCTCACAGAGCAGTGGCACACGGGCTCTGGATCATCGCGGGCGCATCAAAGCCGAAGTGGAACGGTGGCTGGATCGGGTGGTCTTTGATCTGGAGATTGAGGATGGCCGGTTGCGCGTGCTGTCACAGGAACAGTTCAAAGAGACCGCGATTCTGGGCGGCACGCAGGCGGGCGCGGAAGCGGCGGTGGCGTCGGAGTTCGTGTTCAACATCGAATCGCCGGCGATGCGGCGCCACCTGCGAAACCAGCGGCTTCGGATTCGCAACGTCAACCGAACCACGCAGCGCGCCGTGCGCCGGGTGCTGGTCGATGGGCTGGACGCCGGCGAATCGCTGGGCGAAATGAGCGAACGCATCCGGCGGGTGATGGGCACGCGATCGGGATCGCAAGCGTTTACCATCACCCAGACCGAGATCCACGAAGCCATTTCAGCCGGACGAAAAGAGGGATTCAAACAGGCGGGGATCAAGGGGTGCCGCTGGCTGACCAGCGGGCAGGCGGTGGAGCCGGACGGGCCGGTGCGAATTGCGCACTTCAACGAACAGGCTCGAACGCGCGATCAGGCGGTGTCGGTGTACGAAAAGTTTCGGCTGGTGGACGTCAAGAGCGGGGTGGTCAGCGAGTGCGATTTCCCTGCACAGGGGGTCTTGCCGCCCGGCCAGAGGATCAACTGCCGCTGCATGATTTTGGCGGCGATCGGCAAGGATGGCGGCGCGGTGGATTACGCCAAGGTGCATTTTCGCGACGATCGCGGCGCGTGCCGCCGACTGAACCAATGGTTCAGTCAACTGAAATGGGGCGGCGCAGCGAAACAGACGACGAAACTACCAGGGAACCAGAATTGATTGGAGCGTGAGCAATGGCGATTCGGATTAAAGACTTTTCGTCGGTTATACCGTCTGAATATCGAGAGTTGTTCGATGGGGCTGGCGTGCCCGACGGGTTGCAATACGCGCTGGTCAAAGGACGCCGATTGTCAGCGCTGTTGAATCGGCTGATCGACGATCAGGTGAACGAAGAAACGAGCCGCGCGGATGTCATCCAAAACATGGCCCGAGCCGCTGGGATTTCGGCGGGCACGGTAAATGAAATTCTCAATGGTGATATCGATTGTCCGCCACTTCGCCGACTGTCTGGATTCGCCAGCGCGCTTGAATCGACGCTTGATCGTTTACGCAGCGCCGCAGAGAGCGACGGCTGTGAATATGGTCGAGAATCATCGGCATGTCCGTCCAAAGCCGAAGCTCACAAGAGTCGATCGGTTCGGTTTGTCGCTAGTGATGATTCTGTCGATCTGGATGATGAAATTATCGTTGGCGGCGCCTTTCAGCGAAGAATTGGATCGTTTGCATCCAACCCGGTGCTGTTGGCTGGACATCGGCACACCACCTCGACTGGCGCATCTTCGGTCATCGGGAGCGTGAAGGAATTGGACGCATCATCCAGCCCCATGACAGCACGGGCGGTGTTTGGGGATAACGCGGCTGGCGAGGATCACTGGAGGTTGTACCGAGACGGCCATCAACGCGCGTTCAGCGTAGGCTTTCGGGTTCTGAAGACGGAAAGTAAATCGGGCCGAACCCATATCGTCGATGCCTTGCTGCTGGAGATCAGCGCCGTTGCGGTGCCGGCGAATCCCAACGCGCTGGTCATGGACTTCGTCGCTGGCCGATTGGCCGGTTTCGCCGAACAGCGCAGCCGTCAAGACGCAGGTCACCGGGAGTTGGATGAACTTCGGCACGCAATCGACGAAATGACCCGCGAGGTGGGCAAGCATGGACGCATCCTGGGCACGCAGCCAGATCGCGAAAAAGACTTCGACGATCAATCCGGCGGCGGCGACACGGATGGCGACGACGCCGAATTCATCGAAATGGTGAACTCGATCGGAAACGAACTGGCGGCGAGTGCGCCGAGTTAATTTTGGTTTGGTCTAGCGCCCGCCGTCATGGGTGCGCGGACCACTTTGACATGGAGGTCGAAAATGAATTCGACTAAACAACGCAAGATGGCAGTGGGCCGGCACGTGATCAAAACGACCGGCGGTGGCGGAAGCGGCGCTGGCGCCGTGACCAAAAGCGGCGACGGCGGCGGGTCGAGCGACGCCAAGTCGGCGATGCTCAGGTTGCAGGAGACGATCAGCGGTCGATTCAAATCGATCGATGACGCCTTGGCCGAGCACAAGGCGGCGCTCGACGCGCTGCCCGACGACGCGGCCAAACGGCTCGATGACGTGGGCGAAAAGCTCAAGACCATCGAGGAAGCGATCGAACAGCATCTCAAGCAGGGGCCGGGGTTCGGTCAATCCGATCTGACCAAGCACGATCCGGGCTGGGGCGGATTCTGGCCGAATCGGAAAATGGCCGAAGACTTCGGCTGCTACCTGCTGGGCATCATCCGACGCAGCGAAGATTTTCTCAAACGCTTCTGCGAGTCGGGGGTGGACTACACCGTGCGCAACAACAGCGGGCAAGTGGTCAAGACCGCCGACTTCGTCAAAGACTTGCTGATCAGCGATGACGCCGCCGCCGGTTATCTGGCGCCGGACGAATTCGTCGCGCAAATCATCAGGCACGTCAATCAGTTCGGCGTGGCGCGATCCAAGCTGCGCGTGGTGCCCATGTCGCGCGAACGGCAGAAGTGGCCGAAGTTCATCGGCGGATTCACCGTGTACTACCCCGACGAAGCGGAAGCGCCGACGGCCAGCGATCTATCGCTGGGGATGGTGACGCTGACCGCCAAAAAGTGGGCGGTGCTGACCTTCGCGTCCATCGAACTCGAAGAGGACTCCATCGCGGGTCTAGGCGAAATGATTGCCGGGGAATTCGCCCGGGCGATCGCCCAGGCGGAAGACAACAACACGTTCAACGGCGACGGGACCAGCACCTACGCCGGCATCGTCGGTGTGCTCAAAAGCCCCAACGTCATCAGCAAGGTCATGGGGGCGGGCGATACGTCGTTCGCAGACGTGAGCTATGACGACATCGTGGATCTGATGATCGCGCCGCCCGACTGGGTGCGCAAGATGGAAGACGTCGGGTTCTATATGTCGCCGGAAATTTTGGGCACGGTGATGAAGATCAAGGATGGCCAGGGACGGCCCATCTTCGTGCCCACGCCCAACGAAGGTTTCGTAGGGCGGCTGCTGGGACGACCGGTGTTCGAGGTGACGGCGATGCCCGGCACCGCCGCCGACGCGATCTCGACGGCTTTCATGTGCTTCGGATCGCTGAGGGCGTGGGGCATGCTGGGACAGCGGCGGGCGGCGAGCATCCAGCGCAGCACCGAAGTCAAATGGCTCGAAGACATGGTGGCGCTGAAGGTGGTGCCGCGACAGGATATCCAAGAGACCGTGGGCGAGGCGATGGCGCGGCTGGAAACGGCGGCGGCGTAACGACACTGCTGACAGAGCACTGCTGACACCACTGCTGACACAGCAGTGGCACACTTACACTTGGAGAAACAATCATGGATCCTTTGAACGACACCAAGCGAGCCGTCGCGATGCAGCCGCGCACCAGTTCGGCCAGCACAACCAACGGCATCACCATCGACGCGCGCGACTTCAAGGACGTGGTGTTCACGGCGCTGATCGCAGCGATCGGGGCGAGCACCACCTTCACGTTCAAGTTGCAAGACAGCGACGATGGGACGACGTGGGCGGATGTGGCCGGGGCGGCGCTGCCGGCGGCGCTGGACTCCACCGTGGTCAACGACGTGAGCGCGTCGATCAAGTATCGCAGACACGCGGGCGGCGCGAAACGATTCGTGCGCTGTGTGGTGACCATCGCGGGAACCAACACGGCGTTCTATGCGATCATGGCGGAACTTCGGAATCCGGCGCAGGCTCCGGTTTAGTTGAGCATTGAACGGGCGCCGCGGATCAAGATGTCCCCAGGCTTGCGCCTGGGGCTCTGATTCGCGGCTCGTATCGATCGGAATTCAAACACGCATCGAAGGAGAATCGAACCATGTCTGACAAGCACACTTACACGGCCAGCGAGGAGGGCGGAGCGGTGATCGTCGAAGGCCGCGCGTTGCTCTATCCGGATAACGAATTCAACCGGAAGGCGGGACGCACGACACAGTGCGAACTGAACGAGACAGAGGCGGCGCGGTTCGGCGATCGGTTGATCAAACTCGGTTCGGCGAAGAGCGCGGAAGCGACCAAGACGAAACCGGCGGAAGCGACCAAGACGAAGTGATTGGAATCAAAGAGCACTGCTCATAGAGCAGTGGCACATGGAATTGAAGAGCACTGCTCATAGAGCAGTGGCACACAGGAATGGAGAATGAACATGGAACATCCATTTGAACCACACGATCAGGATCGGGTCACGGTGGAAGTCGTGCATCCGCAAGGCGTGAAGGAAGACGGCAAGGAATACAAAAAAGGGATGTGGGTCACACTGTCTCGCGGGCACGCCATGGCGCAGAATCGACCCGGCGGCCAGGTGTATCGTGTCATCAAGACGGTGCGCTATCACAATGATCCCAACCCGTCGGACAGCTACGAACAGCCGATTGCGCCGCAGCCGCTGGATGTGAGTGGGGATGGGATCAACGCGGGCGAATAGCACTGCTGACACAGCAGTGGCACACAGCCGTTGGATGTGAGTGGGGATGGGATCAACGAGGGCGGTTAGCACTGCTGACACAGCAGTGGCACACAAGAGGTGGGCAGTGCCCACCCTACGGTGACGAATGCTGACGACGCTGGATGATGTCAAGGCGGTCAAGGGGATCCCCCTGGCGACCACGACGCACGACGCGGTGATCAACGCGATCATCGCCTCGGTCAGCGCGGCGATCGCGCAGTATTGCCGGCGGTCCGACCCGCGAACCGGAGCGAGCCTGCTCGAACGCGCCGTCGATCGGATCGAATACCCCGCGTCGATGGGCGACTGGATCAAAGCACGGCTCTATCCGATCGAGAGCGTCGCCGAACTGATCCAGGCGTCGGATCGGGATTTCGCCAACGCCACGCCGCTGGTGGAGGGCACGGACTTTTTGGTCAGCCATAATCGCAGCGACAAGATCGTGGCGATCAACGGGGCGATATTCATCGGGGGCGTGCAGGTGATTCGGCTGACGTTCACCGGCGGATATTTCACCGGCGACGCGGGCAGCCTGCCCGCGGGAGCGACGCCGCTGCCCGCCGATTTGAAGTGGGCGGCGACGCAGCAGGCGTATCACGAGTTCGCCCGACGCGAATCGCTGGGCGAAGACGCGATCAACATCGGCGACATGAACGTGTCGCGAGTCAAGGATGGGCTGCTGACCATCGTCAAAGAAAAACTCGCGCCGTATGTGGACCGGAGCCTCTGATGGCCGCGACGTTCATCAAGCTGACGCCCGAGTCGCGCCGGGCAATCCGGCGCAGCGCCGAGCGAGGACAAGTGTTCGAGGAGGGCATGGTGCGCATCGCAACCCAAGCGGGCGTCTTGATGTCCAACGCTATCGCGGTCTCCGAATTCGGTCCGGGTCGAACGCTGGAAAATGTGACCGGTACGCTGCGATCCTCGATCGCGTCGCGGGTGCAGGGGGCGACGGTGACGGGTCTGGCGATCAGGGTGGGGGTGACCAAAGGGCCGGCGACCCGATACGCCTCGATCCACGAACGGGGTGGAGTGATCGAGCCGGTCAACAAAAAGTATCTGGCGATCCCACTCGAAAAGACCTCCGGCGGTCGGCCCAAGTTTCCCACTCCGGCGAGCGCGGCGGCCAAGTTCGGCGAAAAGAACGTGATCGTGATCAAAAGCAAGAAGGGCAACCTGCTGATCGTACGACTGAGGCGGGTATCAGGCAGCGACAGGGGCAAGGTGATCGGCATTGAGCCGCTGTTCGTGCTCAAAAAGAGCGTGAAGATTCCGGCGCGGCGGTGGCTCAGCGGCGGCGTGCGCCGCAACATCGGCGACATGCGATCTTGGATGCAAAACGAAGTCGATCAACTGCTGGGGGCGAGCTGATCATGGCGGCTGCGAAATACAGCGGATTCATCGATCAGTTGCTGGCCGAGCCGGCGATCGTTGCGGCATTCGGCTCGCAGATTCATCGACGCCAAGTCAACGTGCTCAAGGAAGACTCGTTTCCGCTGTTGGCTGTGTGGATGGACAGCGCCGGACACGGAGGGCAAGCGGCCAGCGACGGGAAGTTTTCGTACGAGGCAACGTTCGTTTTTATGGTCGCGGCCAAACTGGTGGATGGGGAGAGCCAAGACAAGCGGCTGGGAGAGATGCTCAAAGTGGTGATCGACGCTGCGGAAGCGTTCTCCAGCGCGGAGGGCGTGGAATTCGTCATCGGCGATCAGGATTCTGATAACAACGCCGACAGCGGCGACGGCTCGAAGGTGTGGGCCAGCTTCGCGGTGACGTTGAATTACATTCGCGCACGCGGTGAGTATTGACGGAGTTGTCCCCAGGCTCGCGCCTGGGGCTGTGAAGGAGAATTGTGATGCCAGTGGTGACCAATGTTCAAAGCGCGACGCATGGGGCGACGGCGCTGCCGGGTTTGAAGCGATTCAGCTTCAACACCAACACGTCGATCAAACGCAGCCAATCGGACGGCAACCCGGAAGTGCTCGACGCCGTGAGTGCGTCGTCCAGCGGGCAGGCTGTTTTCGACGACGTGAGCACGTACAACACGGCGGTCGAAGCCGCAGAGCAAAACCTGGTGGTGGTGGGCCGCGTGGTCGGCGGCGCGGCGACGCGGGAATTCACCGCCAAGAACGTGAAGTTCACCGGCGCATCGGGCAACCTGCCCGATCTGGTGGGCCAACAGATGGGTGAATTCGTGGCCAACTGGATCGGATCGCCAGGGGCATCCGATACGGCGGCGACGATGGTGACCAACGCGGCGGGGGCGTAGTTGGAGACTGGAGACTGGAGACTAGAGACTAGAGACTAGATCGGCGATGAACGAGTTACAGCATATGGAGCACCGCGCGGGCTGAAGCCACGCGGCTCGTCATGGGCAGCATCGAAGAAGAAATCAGGATCACCGGAGGGCAGCGAAGCAAGCAGGAGCTTGACGCGGTCGCCGAGGGCAACGAACGGGTGGCGCGCACGACGGACGATGCGGGCGACGCCGGCGAACGCGGAGCGAGGTCGTTCGATGGCCTGAATTCCACGTTCCAGCGCGGCGTTGCTGTGGCTAAATCGTTTGTGGGAGGATTGATTGGAGCGCTGGGGGTGCAGGCGGCGCTGTCGGCAAGTCGGGAAGAGGCAGACAAAGCGAGAGAATCTCTGGAAAAATTCGCCGATTCGATGGCGGCTGTGATTGCGCTGTCGAAGGACCCGAAATTGTTGAGCATCGCGACTGATGCAGCGATTTCCTCGGGGCGCGATATTGGGCAGATCGGGGATGCGCTGTTCGCCATAGTCAGCGGTACAGCAGGCGCGTCGCGCGATGAGCAAGTCGGCCTTCTCCAAGAATCACTGGAGATCGGAAAAGGTGAACCAGGGGTGGGACTCGGGGAGATCACCGAACTACTTCTGCGCCTGCGAAATGTCAGCGGAGGTAGGCTCGATGCCCAGCAAATTCAAAACCTGGCGATCGCGACAGAAGACCTTGGGCAGATTGACATCGGACAATTGGCGCGATTTCTTCCCCGGACGCTCAAGCCTGGCGAAACGGCGGGGCTTGAGCTTTCGGAAACATCTGCGGTGTTTGCGCTGTTGAGCCAAGTGCTCAAGCCCGAACTCGCCGCGACCGCGACGGAGGGGATTTTAACCAGGCTCGCCGCGCCGGGGGCTGAAGGCGAAAAGATTCTCAAACAACGCGGCGTGCAACAAGGCGCCGGAGTGTTGGATATCCTGGAGACGCTTTCGGGCGTCGATGCGTTGAGCGCGAAGGAATTGCGCGACCTGGTGGGCGAGGGGCCGGGCGCATCGGGTCTTCCGGTGTTGCTCGAACAGTTCGAGAAGCTGATCCGATTTCGGGACCAGATCAGAGCGGCTACGCAGATTGGGGCTCCAGACTTGGGCGCCGAGAAAGTGGATTTTCTGCGCACGGTGTTGCCGGGATTCTCTGAAACGGAAGTATCACGACAGGCCGCGCAACGCACCGAAGCGGCCCGGCGGGAAGATCCAAACGTGGCGATCGCGAGGCTCGCTCGGGCGGCTCTGGAAGATACGCTGACCGAGACGGATTCAAGTGGGTTTTCACGGAGTGTTCGTCTTGGCCTGTTTGACGCGCTCGTTTCTGTGGGGTTTTCTCCGGCGACCTCGGTTGCTTTGGCGGGCGGTACTGGTGTTGATGACAGTGAGCAAGCGCGATCGCTTGGCGGTCTGGCGTTGGATCGATTGGAAGAGTTGAGCAACCAGATCAACCAGCGACCCGCGGGGAACATCAACATAACCAACATCGGAACGAACTATGACGGCTCGCGGGCGGAGGCCGGGACCGTTTCGCCCACGCCGGCGGAGGTCGGCGATTGATGGTCACGTTCGCGGCGCCAACTTTTACGAATCTGGATGTGGGATTGCCCGGGAGCGCGAGCAACCCGGACGACGCGCAGTCTACGGTGCTGGTGCAACCGGGGGCGGTGACGGCGCGGGCGATTGGGTTCTCGTTTCCCGGACACATCGGTGAATATCAGCACACGCTGGGCGCGGGGACGCAGCAGATCAACTGGAACCTGGTTGTGAGGGCGCGGACGCTGGCGATTCTGGCGGCGATCGATGGCTCGATTCGCACCGCACAGTTCGCCGGCGAAGGCACGATGGTGGACGCGGACGGCGTGAGCTATGCGCGGACCGTGCTGGTCGGGCATCAAAAAGGGACAAGGGCCATCATTCGCGATGCGGAACGGTTCGGTTGGGTGCTGCGCCAGGATGTTTTGACGTTTCGGGTGCTGGCGCCGAGCTAGAGACTGGAGACTAGAGACTGGAAACTGGAGACTGGAAACTTCTAGTTTCTAGTTTCTGACCACTGGATTCTTGAACTTATGCCTCCTGCGAAAGCGGACAATCAAGTGCGGCCTTTTCGGGTTTGGCGCGAGGCTACACCCGGCAGCGGCGTGTTGGTGCTGGATGATCGCAGCGTGCCGATCGACGCGCATCAAGGGGCCAACGGAAAGTCGCGAGCGCGGTTTCGGCTGCTCACCCAGGAAACCAAGGCCGCGCAGGGATCGCCGCCGTTTTCGGAACTGTCCGAAGCGGACATCGATCGAATGTATGGTCCGATGGTGCGCATGGCCATCGCGGCGGTGACGCCCACCGCGGGTCTGGTCAATGTGATCGCACACGGGTACGTGAGCAAACGCAACCTGAACATCGGTCGAAGCGGCGATCGATCGTTCTATAACGACACCATGCAGATCGAACCGGCCATCGGGCGAATGGCGGTGACCATGCATCGACACGTGTGGGGCCGGTACATGCTCAGCCGAGCGGCGACCGACGATCTGGGATATGACGACGGCGCTTTCGGCGATGCGAACGTGATTACCGATGGAGGCGGGGCCGGGGGCGTGGCCGACGCCACGTTCGCAAGCGCACTGACCCACGTCGCGCTGCCGTGCATCTTCAACCCGATCGGAAAAGATGAGTCGGGCAATCCGGTGATGATGCCCAACCGATCGCGCCGACCGATCTTTGTCACCGGTTCGGATGTGCCTACGGTGGACGGCGGAATCCACGTGTTCACCTTCGAGGGTGATCCGAACGCGAGGCCGTGGACCTATCTGCAAGCTCTGCGCTACCTGGTCGCGCTGCATGGGTTCGACGCGGTGTCGTTCGGCCTGTCGTTCGACGAGCTTTGGGGCGCGACGCGAAACGGATCGGCGCCGGACTTCTGGCACTTTCTGGATGAGGATGATGTGGTCATCCCATCCGATCGAGCGCCCGAAGGCTGGCAGGAAACCATGACCCGCAGAGCCAATGCGCTGAACTGCGAAACGCTGAGTCTTCTGGAAGCGATCGAGGCGATCAGCGACGCGACCGGGATGCGCATGAGCGAACGGCACGAAGGCAGCGGCAACGCGACCAGCATCAGCGTCAGCACGCAAATGGAATTCTGGACCGCGGGCGATCGCACGCAGCGCACGCTGGGGTTGCAGCGGTCCGGCGATCCGATGGCGGTCAGTGGGCACCATGACGCCATCGGAAAACTGCACAGCCTCAGCGACATCTTCTTGCACAACCAATTGGCCAGCCTGACTGCGCAGCGCGACACGGGCAACATGGCGTCGCACGTGGAAGTGCTGGGCGGACGAAAGCTTCTGCAAGTCACCGTGGAACTGCAACCGTTTTGGCCGCCGGATGCGGATTGGGATGATGTTGATAGCGGATCGATCGGAACGAAGTCAGACGCTGCGTTCGCCGGCGATGCGCCGTTCGAGAGCATTGAAGGGAGTGCGTTTTACAATCGGTTTCACACCAAGGGGAAAGACTTCGGTCTCGGCGGCAATCGGATGGTCGGGCGGCTTTGGGGCGCGGACTTCGGCGGCGAACTCGATCCCTCGATTATGAATCGATCGACCGGTCCGTTCACCAATTACAACCAACCGGCGCGGCTCAGCGATCTGACCAATTTGGTGATTTCGCTCGATAAGCAAGTTCGGCGCCGACGGCAAATGCTGAAGACGATCGTGATGGATGACACCGGGCGGCGCGAGGGGGTGCTTGTGGAATTGTCGCCCGACGATGGGATGACCTGGCTGCGAATGCCGATCACTTCCAAGATCGGAATTCTCACGCGACAGTTCGCCATCTATTTTGAAAATCAGGACGTGCTGACCATCGGGCAGCATCTGATCGGCGACGATATGCGGTCGATCATCTTTCCGGGTTCGTCGGGCCTGGGAAAAGAGAATTTCTATCACGCTTACATACTGAATCAACTGCGGGTGAGAGTGACCTGCGTGATCGATCTGGACGGGCGAATCGATGAGATCGCGTTCGACTCGAACAGCGCGGTGCGCGATCATCGGATCACGCGGCTGATCAGCGCCAAAGAATCGTTTCGGGATATCGATGCGCAGTCGCACGGGGACAACACGCTGCTCGGGCTGGGCACGGATGTGCTGGATGGGCCGCGAGCCAGGCGGTTCGCGCTTGCGATGCTGCGCAGGCATCAGGGGGCGGCGCTGCGCGGCGATCCTCTGATTCCGTGGGTGGCGCTGGATGATGAGTTCGCGCTGGGGGATTCCGTGCTGGGGATCCGACGGACCAAGTCGGATGTTGTGGATATCTCGTTCGGCGGCAACGCGGCGCGGGATGGGGATTTTCCGGTGATCGTTCAGAAGGTGTTCAAGCTGGACGGCGAGCAATCGACGCAGTTGGTGCTCACCGATGGCGAATTGCGACGCTCTAACGGGAAGACGTAAGAGCACTGCTCATAGAGCAGTGGCACACGGATTGGAAAGTTGACCAGGTGAACAGATGAGTTCGATTGCGGTTTCCATTCCGGTGGCTGATTCGATTGTGGCGGGTGATCGCGCGGAGGTGCGGATCAACGGCGCTGTGCTGGGACGGTTCGCGCTGCGACCGGGTGAGACGCCGCTGGCCGGTCATCTGTTCGGCGCGCATCTGGTTGATCCGTTTTTGGGGCGACCGCCGGCGGCGGGTTGGCTCGAAGCGGCGCATCTTTCGGGCAATCATCTTCAAACGCTGCCGATCGTGACACTGGACACGCCGCCGCTGGCGTTTGGGCTGTACGACGTCGAGGTGGCGCTGATCGACGCTCTGGGCAACGAGTCGCCCGATCCGCCGTCGGCGCTTCAGGCGTTTTTGAATATCGGTCCATTGGATTTTCCGAGCGATCCGCGGTTCGGCTCACAAGTCGGCGCGGGTCCGATCACGTTCGCTTTTACACCCAGCCAGGAGGTGCTCAATGGCTAAGGTCTATCCCGCGCAGAATTTTCCATCGGACGCGACGATCGAGGCGTTGAACGGAACCACACACGTCGAGACGGGCGTGCCGTTCGTTCCGGTGGGAACGAATCAAAATAGCTCGCCGGCGCTGGAAGTGCAGTTCAACCGGGCGGAGAAAATGAAGCTTGACGCGCTGGCTTTTGCCTTGGAAGGCAAGGTGGAGGCGGAGGGCGGCCTGAACGTCGGGGTGCGACCGTTGCTGTATCGATCAGCCGCCAATCGCTTCGAGTATGACGGGGCCACGGGCGTGGCGGTACCGGATGATGCAGTGACGTTTTTGTGGTTGGACTCGGCCAACGCGCTGCAGCAGGGCGCGGCGCTGCCCTCGACGGCGACGGTGCATATGCCGCTCGCGGAAGTGACGGCTGCGAACGGGGCGGTGACCGCGGTGAAAGACGTTCGTGGTTGGGGGATGAAGTGGGTGAGTTGA